TTCTGCTAATATTAATTTACCTGGTGTTAATGCTGCGGGTACTCAAGACACGACTGGAAATGCTGCTACAGCAACAACAGCAGGAACAGTTACAACAGCTGCTCAACCTGCCATTACTTCTGTTGGTACTTTGACTGGGCTGACTGTTTCTGGTACTGCTGATATTACAAGTGGAACATTAGGATTAAGAGTTCGTGCTGGTAATTCAGCTAACGGGACAACTGATAATCAAATTGTTATGGGTTATGGTGGTTCTCTTAGTTATTGTCATACTATTAAAACACAACATCATAGTGGAATAGATAAATATAATAGTATTGATTTTTATGTATGGGATTATGGAACTGATGCTGCCGCAACTATTGGGACAAAAAAAGTTTTTGCTATTGATGGTGAAGGAACTAATGGTGAAACAATTACTTATGGAAATTCGATTGTTAATGGTAATGTAGGTATTGGAACTGATAATCCTATAAATAAATTAGATGTTGATGGTGATATCGTAGCATCTGGCGATATTACTGGTTTTGGAACAGTATCGGATATTAAATTAAAAGAGAATATTCAATTATTAGATGGTTCATTAGAAAAAGTTATGAAAATGAAGCCAAGTAAATTTACATGGAAAGACGATATTAATCATAAGAAAGCAGGAACAGAAGATGAAGGTTTTATAGCACAAGAAATGGAAAAAATTGTTCCAGTTATTGTAGAAGAAATTAAATGTGGAAACTGGTGGAGTGGTTCTGATACATATAAAAAAATAAATTATCATAAAATTACAACATATTTAGTTGGAGCCGTACAAGAACAACAAAAAATGATTGAAGAACAAAAAAATATTATAGAACAACAACAAGAAATGATAAATACTCAACAAAAAATGATGGAAAAGTTTAAAAGAGAATTAGATAAACATCATATTTAAAGTGTGATAAAAATTGATTATTATAATAATGTAAATATTATAATAAAATGGATAAACTAGAATATGATAAAATACAAAATAAATTAGAATTAATTTTAGATAACTATAATTTCTTTGAAAAGAACAAAATTTTTAAAAATGATTTTGATATTGAAACAAATATAATTTTTAAAAATTTTTTAAATTCTTTCAGAAATTTAATAAAAGAAGATAATAAAAAACAATTTAATATTTTACAAAAATTTTTTCTAAATTTTACAGAAAATGATTTTTTAGAATTAAATACAGATATTCATTCATACGCTAACTTTGATAAAGATAGAAAATGGTTACAAACAGGCTATCCTGTATTAGCACGTTGGACAGATTATTACACATTAGGAAAAGATACACGAAATCTTGTATTTAATATTATACAAAGTAAAATGAATATAACTAATAATGATAATAAATATCCTCATATTTCAACAAAACCTTATTTAGTTATAGATTTAGTTCCATCATATAAACAAAAAGAAATATTAGAATGTGGTGGATACGAAAAAATGTATAATTTGAATAAAACTAATATTTTATTACTTAATAAACATAAATTTATGAATATTTTAGATTTAAATGAAAATAGTTTAGGCTTTTCAATATTTACTCAATCATTTCCTATTTGGGGAAAATTAACCACAAATGATAAAATATTTGCCGAAATAGTTGATTTTATTTCAATATTGGCTCGGATTGATAAAGATGTTATTCATAAATATAAGCTTATTAAAAAAGATAAAAAAGTTATAAAAAAAATAAATGAACCAATGTTAGAAAATCTTAAAGAATTTTTATCAACATCTAAAAATGAATTTAATTTAAAAGAAAATGAATACGAAATAATTAAAGAAATTAATGTTGGTTCTCATAAATATACATTCATAGAAACAAATGATGATACTTTTAATCAAATTAAAAGAAGTAATTCATCAGATACATATTCTAAATTATTTGAAAAAGTTTGGTTAAAAAATAATTAAGAAAGAAATTTATTAATTGTATGAGATACTCTTCGACCTTCATCTATAGCATTAACAACCAATGATTGCCCAATTCTACAATCACCTGCTACGAAAATTTTATTATTATGAGTAGAATAGTGAAATAATGTCATTATATTATTCTTTTCATTTTGTTCAAGATTAAATGAATCTAATAAAGTTTTTTCTGTTCCGATATAACCAGCGGATATAATAACAATATCACAATCCCAAAATTTTTCACTATTTGGAATTTCTATAAAATTTTTATCAATATTAACAGTCTTAACAAATTTTACATTATTATCATCAGCAATAAATTCTTTAACTAATATTTGATATTCTCTTGGATCTTTACCAAATGAATGTATTACCTCTTCATGTCCATAATCTATTTTGTATATTATTTCTGGTTCAGGCCAGGGATTTTCAATACTTCTATTTTTAGGAGGCTTTTCACTTCTATTAAAACATACTAACGAAGAACAATTATTTCTAACCCCTGATGCTAAACAATCTGTTGCTGTATCTCCACCACCAATAATTATTACTTTTTTATTATTTGTTGAAAGTTTTTCATCATTTGAAATTTTCAACAAATTTTTGGTATCATTTTTTAATATATCCATAGCAAAATGAATATTATTTAAATTTCTACCTTTGATATTTAAATCACGAGGAACTGTACTTCCAACAGATAACAATATCGCATCATAATTATCTAATATCACTTGAGCACTATAATTATTTCCTATATCAGCATTAACAATAAAATTTATACCTTCTTTTCTAAGTAAATCTATTCTTCTGTCTACTATACTCTTATCTAATTTCATGTTAGGAATTCCATACATTAACAATCCTCCAACTTTATCATCTCTTTCATAAACAGAAACATTATGACCATTCTGATTAAGTAAATCTGCCGCCGATAATCCACAAGGACCACTTCCAATAATTGCAACTTTTTTATTTGTTCTTACTTTTGGAATATTTGGTTTTACCCACCCTTTTTCCCAAGCATTATCAATAATTGCATATTCAATATTTCTAATTTTAACTGGATCGTTTGTAGCCAACGCTAAAGTACAAGATGATTCGCATGGTGCTGGACATACAAGACCTGTCATTTCACTCATATTACTTGTTTTTTTTAAAATATGAAATGCTTTTTCCCAATCATTATTTTTAACTAATTGATTCCATTCTGGAATATAATTATTTAAAGGACAACCATGTGGTTTAACATGACACCAAGGTGTCCCACAATCTAAACATCTCGTTGCTTGATTAATAATATTTTGTTTGGAATAATTTTCTGAAATTGAACCAAAATCTTTTATTCTTTCTGTAACATTTCTGTTCTTTATAGATTTACTTTTATTTAAAAAATCTTTAGGCTTAGATTTACTAAACCATCTTTTAGATATATAAAAAATGTTTTTCATTAGATTTAATATAATAAAATTATATTTATATTATACTTTAATTTTATAATATTAAAATTACTATTAGAAATTCTATTTTATAAAACAACTGGAACAATTTTTTTGAATTTAATTATTTCATCCTCCCAATTATTAATAATAAATTCAGAAAGTTCTGAATCAGTTTTTTTATAATGTTCCTTAATTTGATGTAATATAAAAATTTCATCTTCTTTATCAACAGGTTTTACATCTGCAGAAATTTTATTTATATTATTCTCACATAAATTTTCAGTATCATAAACATATACACTACCCCCTGACATTCCCGCACATAAATTTTTATCAACTTTTCCTAAAATTAATACACTTCCACCCGTCATATATTCACATCCATTTGTCCCGATTCCTTCAACAACTATATTAACACCAGAATTTCTTACAGCAAAACGATTACCAGCAATTCCATTTATATATGCATTTCCTTCAATCCCACCATAAAAACATGTATTTCCAACTATCATATATTTAGATGATGGAATATCACATTTTTCATATTTCTTAACTATAATATTCCCCCCAGACATACCTTTTCCTACATAATCATTACACCCACCAGTAACTTGTATTGTTACACCTTTTTGTAAAAAAGCACCAAGTGATTGCCCAGCAATACCAGTTAAATTTATATCTATTTTTTTATCAGGTAATCCATCTTCCCCATATAATTTTGAAATTTCATGACTTAACATTGTACCTACACTTCTATCTAAATTATTTACATTACTATTAATAACAACATTATCCATATTATCTAAAGCCTTTTTAGAAATATCAATGATATATTTATTTAATTTATTATCCAAATGTCGTTTAGAATTTTGTAAATTTGAAAAAATTTTGTTATAATCTATATCATTATCTACTATAAAATCTAAATCAATATTATCTTCAAGCGATTCCAATTTATCATATCTACCAACCATTTCATCCATTGATTTAAAACCTAATTGAGCCATTATAACTCTAATTTCTTCTGCCAATAAAAAGAAATAATTAATTACATTTTCAGATTTTCCAGCAAATTTTTGTCTTAGAATTGGATCTTGTGTAGCTATTCCAACAGGACATATATTCAAATGACATTGACGCATCATTATACAACCAATTGTTATTAAAGGAATTGTTGCAAAAGCAAATTCTTCAGCACCTAGAAGACATGCTATTACAACATCTCGTGAGGTTTTTATTGATCCATCCACTTGTAATTTAACTTTATTCCTCAAATCATTTTTTACAAGTGTTTTGTGCGTTTCTGTTAATCCTATTTCCCAAGGCGTCCCACAATATTTAATTGAATTCCAGCTAGCAGCACCAGTTCCCCCATCATGTCCCGATACAACTATGTGATCAGCATTACATTTTGCAACACCTGACGCAATTATCCCAATACCATTATTTGATACCAATTTTACACTAATTGAAGCATCACTATTAGCATTTTGTAAATCATATATTAATTGGGACAAATCTTCTATTGAATAAATATCATGATGAGGTGGAGGAGAAATTAAAGTAATACCTTCTTTTGTATTTCTTAAACGAGCCATCTCATCTGTAACTTTAAACCCGGGCAATTCCCCACCTTCTCCAGGTTTAGCACCTTGAGCCATTTTAATTTGTATTTGATCCGCATTAGATAAATAATTCGATGATACACCAAAACGACCAGAAGCAACTTGTTTTATAGCAGAATTTCTTCTTGTATTAAATCTTTTACTATCTTCACCCCCTTCCCCTGTATTTGATCTACCACCAAAACTATTCATACCTAAAGCTATTGTTTCATGTGCCTCTTTAGAAATAGAACCTATACTCATTGCTCCTGTACAAAATCGTTTTACAATATCCTTTGCCGATTCAACCTCATCTATTGGAATCGATTCTGTATTATTTTCTTTGAATTTTAAAAGACCTCGTATTGTACATTTTTTATTCAAAATATCAGTTGATTTTAAATATTCACTAAATTGTTCTTTATTATTTAATTTTACAGATTTTTGTAATTGATATATAATTTCTGGACTATTATAATGTATTTCTCCACCCTCTCTAAAACTATATTGTCCATCAACAATATTACTATCATTATAAACATTTTCGTGATGTTCTACAAATATTTCTTTTATTTTATCAAAATTTACAACATTTATTGTATTACGCATATCCGGAAAACAAGTTTCCAAAATATCTTTATCAAATCCTATCGTTTCAAATTTACCAGCACCTTTATAACTCTGTAATGATGATATACCCATTTTTGACATAATTTTGTAAATTCCCTTATTAATCGAATTTCGATAATTTTCATATATTTCTTTTCTCCTATATGGAATATTACTATTATCTAAATGATATTTTATTGATTCAAATGACATATATGGACATATAGCATCTACACCAAATCCTAATAGACAACAAATCTGATGTGATTCTCTTACACCACCAGATTCCACAATAATTGTTACTTGATTTCTAATTCTTTGTCTTAATAAATAATTATGTAAAGCACTTGACATTAAAATAGATGGAATTTGAATATTATTTTCACTTACATTTCTATCCGTTAATACAATTGTATTAATATCTTTATCAACAATTTCATTATACGTTTCTTCACATTTTTTTAAAATTATATCTTTTAGATTACGAGTATCACTTTTTGAAAAAGTCATATCCAAAATATCTGTATTTATGTCTTTTATTTTATTTTTTTTTATAAAAGACATTTCTTTGTTCGTTAATACCGGACTTCTTAAAATGACCGATTTTACCCTATTTTCAGAAATTTCTAAAATATTTGTATCTTTCCCAATAGGACATTCTAAAGTCATTACATAATTTTCTCTAATCGAATCAATTGGAGGATTAGTAACTTGGGCAAAAGAATGCTTAAAAAAATCAAATAAATTTCTTTTCTTCTTTGATAAGAATGCTAATGGTGTATCATTTCCCATTGAACCACTTGGCTCACTTGAACCTAAAAACATTGGTGTTAAAATAATGTTTTTTACTTCATCCGATACACCAAATAATTTAAATTTATTCTCAATATCCGATACTTGCTCTATCTTATAATTCTTTTCTTTAGAAATTATATCATCTAAATATTCAATATCTTTAACCCATTTTGTATAATCATATTTAGAAGCATAATGCTCCTTAACATCTAAATTTTTTATCACCCCTTTATTTTCCATATCCACTAATAAAATATCCCCCGGAAGTAAACCACCCATTTCCTTTATTGAATTTTCTTTTATATTATGTAAAACACCAGATTCACTTGATATAATTAATTTATCGTCATCTGTTAAACAATACCTACTAGGTCTTAACCCATTTCTATCTTGAATTACACCAATATGTTCTTTATTCATAAATCCTATTAAAGCAGGTCCATCCCAAGGTTCAAGAGAACATGAATGATATTTGTAAAATGATTGAACTTCTTGTGTCAAATTGTTATTCGTTTTCCACGCCTCTGGCATTGTCGTCATTAAAATTTCAGGTAATGAATATTGACTTGACATCGTCATCCATTGAATAAAACTATCAAAGTTACCAGAATCACTCATATTATTTGTACAAATCGGATAAAAATCTTTTGTCTTTTTTCCATAAACTGGACTAAACATATTACTTTCACGAGTTTTTACCATATTTTTATTTCCATCAATTGTATTTAATTCTCCATTATGACAACTAATACGATATGGCTGTGCTCTATTCCATGATGGTTGCGTATTTGTTGAAAAACGCGAATGAACCATCGCCATATAACATTCAAATGACTTATCACCTAAATCATTATAATATTGAAATAATTGCTCACAATTAAATTGACCCTTATATACAATTGTATCATTTGATAAACTACAAATATAAAAACCATTTAAAATGTTTTTATCTGAATCAATCTCATTTGTTGAAATTTTTTGAAGAGAATATAAATCTTGATTTAATATATCTGTATTATTTACCCTTTTTACAAATATTTGCTCTATACAGGGTTCACTGCTTCCAGAAACTAACCCCAAACAATTACTATTTTTTTTAATATCTCTCCACATTAATATTTCTAATCCCAATTTCTTAGCATTTATATCTAATACCCTTTTACACATTTCTCTTGAATTTGAATCAATCGGTAAAAAAACTATACCTGTTCCATATTTTCCAACTTCCGGTAATAAAATATTATTATCTTTTAATAATTTAGATTTATAAAATTCGTGAGGAATATTTACCATTATTCCAGCACCATCACCATTTAATGGATCATCCATACAACCCCCTCTATGTGTCATATTTAATAGCATTTGATTAGCATCTTCCACTATTGAACGATTTGACATTCTATTCATATCGACAATAATACCAATACCACATGCAGATTTTTCATTCATATTTAAATGTCTATAAAATCTCTTATTATTTAATAAATTACTACCATAAGGAAATATCTTTTGTAAAGGAACAATTCTATTAACTAAATTTAAATTATTTCTAACTAATGCTAACATAATTTAGATTTATATATTAATAATTATCAACTTTTTTTACTTAATATGCTTTTACTAAAAATATAATCCAATTCAACTTGAATTGTCATTGGTATTATTATATTTTTAAAAAAATTAACAATTACATCTGGATTTTTAATTCCATTTTTAATCGATTTTTCACGAACTCTTTCCAATACCTTCAATTCTACATTTACATTCTTTAATTCTGAACTTATTGATATATCATCATCTTTACTTAATAATTCATTGTAAATTTCGGGAGATTTTTGATATTTTGCTTCCATTACTAAAATACCATAGTGAATTCGTTTTGAAATTGCTTGCAAATTAAAGATATCGCATAATACTGAATCACCATAATTAGCATCATCACCATTACTACATAAATCTTTTAAAAAATTTAAATACGATATTTTTATCCACGGACTAAAATTTATCTTTTTTGAAAATTTTAATATATCATCCGGAATTTTACTATTATAATCCCTTTTTACTACACTCTGTGATAAACCCTTATAAAAAGGTCGCTCATCAAAACATTCATAACGCCCAGCAATCGCATGTACATTCTCAATTGGCTTGAACATAAAATCAAAATATGTTCCCTCATAATTATTACTAAATAAAAATTTTTTGGAATTATGTTCATAAATTGCATTATTATGTTTAAATCTTGCTCTTTGACAAAGACCCTGGATTATAATATCCTCCAAATTAATTAATTTTTCTCTCACTTTTTCTAAATCCATCTAATAGTTATATATTATTACTAAAATCATTTATTTAAATAATTATTATTTTCTTTTTCAAATACTTTTGGTTTATCTTTTATATCCATTTTACCACCATATTCCTTGATATCTTCTCCAATTTGATTAATAATTTCATTCATTTTTTTTATACCTTCATCTGTGTTTAAACATCTCATTGTAATAGAATATAAAGGACAATTTATTACACACATTTTTATACCTTCACATTTATTCTTTATCAAAACATTTTTTATACCTTGAATGCCATGATGAGTAAAACACGTCATTTCAATTGTAGCACGAATCTCTCTCTCCTTAGCCTTAAATTTCTTTTTCATTGTAGTAATTAATAAATCTTTTATATCTTGTTCTAAATCATAATTATCTATTAATTCTGGATTTTCTACAAATTTATCCAAATAATCATAAATATGACCACCATCTTCTTCACACAACTTCCAACCAAATTTTTCGTACAAATTTAATAAAGTCATTTCAGAATTTACTAAAACAGTTTTAAACAAACTATGAACAAATTTACATTTTATCCATTGAAGTTTTATAAGTTCTATTTCATTGGCTGAAACATCACGTTTTGAAATATCAGTATATTCATTATCCATTTCTGTTAAAACTTGGCAATAAATTACCTGTTTTTTTCTTAAAGGTATTTTACCACGAAAACGCCTACGTTGAATATTTCTAAGACTTAACATCGCCTCAATATTATTATATTCTAATAATTTACAATTAACAAAAGATTCCTCAATTGAAATAACTTCAGCTATTACTATGTCATCTTTATTAGGTTTTTCATTAATATACATTCTACATGTATCATTTTTATTATAAGAACTCATTTTCTATATTATTATGTATATAATTTACTTTTATATCATTATCTCTATCTAATATTGATGCCATAGTTGTCTAACATATGTAACAAATAATTATATCCTTTGCCATTTCGTAAAATATTAATATTATCTTTATCAGAAAAATCAATTATTGTTGAAGAATCTCCATCCAAATCTAATTCTTCTCTATCTAAAATATATGAAAGATTATTCCAAATTTCATAAAAATCATCTGTCTTTATTGAATTACCTTTATTTGATAAATTCGCAGATGACAATACAATACATTCACTATCTAAATTCGATAAAATTTTACTAATATCATTATTATAAATAAAACGAATGCCTATAGTATCTATATCTGGATTTAAATATTTTGGAACATTTACACTCTTTTTAAATATTAATGTGTAACATCCAGGTAATAAAGTTTCTAAAATATCTTTACTTATATTGACATCCGCATATTTGTATACATCTCTAATACTATTTACACATATACACAAAGGTTTGTCAAATTTCCTTTGTTTCATTTCATAAATACTTGTTATTCCACGAAATGATTTTATATCACATGCTAAACCATATACCGTATCTGTTGGTAAAGCTATTACACCATCTTTTTCCAAACAATCGCATAATTCCTTTGCTAAATCATCATTTATTTCTACACCACTACCTAATTTAATATACTCAACCATTTAAGTTTTTATATCTTATAATTGTTACTTATCATTATATAGATTATAATTATTTTTAGACTTATATTATTTTCCTTCTTACTATTATATAAGTTAAATGAATTTTTTTGGCATTTCTAATAACATATTATCCATAATTTTGTATATTGTAACCATATTAGTATTAGTAGTTTTTGGTATAGTTATATCCAAAATTTTAAAAAAATATATTAATAATATTCCAGAAAAAAAAAGAACATTTTTACAAAAATTCCTTTCTGATACCATCGCAAGAAATATTATAATAATTGGTGGAGCATTTCTTATTTTAAAATTTATCATTGACCCACTATTCAATTACATATTTCCAGCAATTGCCATTGGTGGATCACTAATTGGGGGAAATAATAATAATGATGATCAAAAAGAAATTGAAGTAAATACAAATAATAATCTTGTAAATATAGAACCACAACAACAAAATAATGATGATGATCAAAAAGATATTGAAATAAATAATATAGAAAATAATCTTACAAATATAGGACTACCACAATCTCTAGAGCATATATCCTCGCGAATGAGAGCTGAACGACAACAACAAAATGAACTCTCTAATCTATCGAGACCTAGTTTCATGGAAGCATTACCAACTAGACTAAATGTAATCGAAAATAATAATGATGATGAAAAAATAGCAGAAATTCCCGAAAATAATAATGATGATGAAAATAATGATGTAAATAATGAAATTGGAAATAATGTAAATAATGAAATTGGAAATAATGTAAATAATGATGTAAATAATGAAATTGGAAATAATGATGTAAATAATGAAATTGGAAATAATGATGATGAAAAAATAGCAGAAATTCCTGAAAATAATGATGAAAATAATGATGTAAATAATGAAATTGGAAATAATGATGATGAAAAAATAGCAGAAATTCCTGAAAATAATGATGAAAATAATGATGTAAATAATGAAATTGGAAATAATGAAAACCAAAATGAGAATGAGAATAATAATATTGTTCTATTTCCAGAAGGAGAAAAAAATCAAGAAAATGTAGAAGACAATAACATAAATATAGAACCACAACAACAAAATAATTCACAAATAGGAGGTAAAAAAAAAATTGGAAGACCAAAAAAAATAAAATCTGCTGCAAAAGTTAAACTTGGAAAAACAAATAAATGGGCAATTGCTGTTAAACGAGCAAGAAAAGCACTAGGATTAACTGGTTTTGTTCCTTTAAATAAAGGCGGAATGTTTTATAAAACAGCAAAATCATTTTATTACGAATTAACACATTAAAAAATAAAATTGAAATAAATTATTTATTTTTAAAAATTAAATATATTCAAATAATTTATTTAAAATATGACAACTTATACCTTGACTGAAATGTTTCCAAATATTGATGAATCTGTTATTAGTTATGTTTATACAGAAACAAATGGAAACTTAGAAAAATCAATTAATTTAATTTTAGAAATGATTAATAAATCTGATATTAGTAACTACGTTATGGAACAATCTCATAATAGTAATACTCCGATTAAACAAAAAACACATGATTTTTTAAATCTAAATATACCTATCGTAAGTAAAGATACTGAATCAAAACATAATGAAGAAGATATCAATGTAAATGACGAAATTTTAGCAAAAACACTAAATGACGAGATTCTTGCTAGAACAATTCAAGATATTCTTATGTTTGATTATATTAACAATAATCAAAATAATCAAGAAGATATATCTACAAAAAAAAAGAAGGAACATTTTACAAATAAAAAAAAATTTTTTAAAAAATTCGGAAAAAAATTTACAGAACTTTTTTCAAAATTTTCATGTGGGTGTGTAGGACGAAATAATAAAAAATATAATCAAATTGATATGGAAGAACCACTTAATAATAGTTATAATACTGACATACTTAACAAACAAAATAATAATATGGACGAAGATTCTGTGTATGAAGTAAAAAGTGAAGATATCAATCTTGAAATAGAAGAACCAGCCTTACAATATATGAATAAATCTCCACGCTCTATTTCATCAAGTAAAATTTTTATTTAAATTTAAATTTCCATTTAAATTTTGGATACTTGCAACAAAATGGAAAACATTTAGATTCTTTATCTTTTTGTTTTTTATTTTTTTTTTCTTCCTCTAATCTTTTACGTTCTTCTTCCTCTTCCTCTTCCTCTTCCTCTAATCTTTTACGTTCTTCTTCCTCTAATCTTTTACGTTCCTCTTCTTCTAATCTTTTACGTTCTTCTTCCTCTTCCTCTTCTTCTAATCTTTTACGTTCTTCTTCTTCTAATCTTTTACGTTCTTCTTCCTCTAATCTTTTACGTTCTTCTTCCTCTAATCTTTTACGTTCTTCTTCTTCTAATCTTTTACGTTCTTCTTCTTCTAATCTTTTACGTTCTTCTTCCTCTAATCTTTTACGTTCTTCTTCTTCTTCTAATCTTTTACGTTCTTCTTCTTCTAATCTTTTACGTTCTTCTTCCTCTAATCTTTTACGTTCTTCTTCTTCTAATCTTTTACGTTCTTCTTCTTCTTCTTCTAATCTTTTACGTTCTTCTTCTTCTAATCTTTTACGTTCTTCTTCCTCTAATCTTTTACGTTCTTCTTCCTCTAATCTTTTACGTTCTTCTTCCTCTAA